CAGGAGCGACCTATCCTAGAATTTTAAACGTAGACTTTTCTAGCGATTACGAAAGTGGGCAGATTCCAACTCCTAGTGATTTATTACAGAAAGCCACTACCTATGCCCAAAATAACTCTATTGAAGTTCCATCTATCAACATAAAGATAGACTTCATTCCACTTTGGCAGACCGAAGAATACAAGAATATTTTGCCGTTAGAGAGAGTTTCTTTAGGCGATACTGTCCATGTCTATTTTGACAAATTAAACGTAGAAGCATCTAGTAGAGTCATAAAGACTCAATGGAACGTACTAACCAACAAGTATGACAGTATAGAGTTAGGCGATGCCAAGGCAAACCTAAACACAATCATTAACGATTCAGTAACTACTGCCGTAGATGAAGCAGTATCTAACATGGATATTGATGTCGGCTATATCGAAGATGATTTAAACGATATGGCTAAACTCATCATCAATGGTTTAGGTTTATACTTCACAAGAGAATCTCTTCCAAGTGGTGGCTATCGTTTCTATTTACACAATGCACCACAGTTAGAAGATAGCGATGTACGTTATTATATGTCGGCAAGTGGCTTGATGGTCACTACGGATGGTGGGCAGACATGGACAACAGGCTACAATCCACAGACAGGCGAAATGATTTTACAAGCCTTGTCTACGATCACTTTAAGAGCATTGGAAATCTATGGTTCTACCATTACGTTTGGAGATATAAACGATAAGTACATTACTGCTAGTGTTTACTCATCCAACAATGTTGCTCAAGGTGTTTCCTTTGATGGTAGTGGTACTGTAAGGTTTAGACCACAAACAGAGTTTTTGGTTCAAAATATCGATGCTGATGAAAATGTGTTCAACTACTTTGATATGCATCACCAATCGAATCAAAACAAAGTCAATCTGTATAATTACAAATACGATGATACTTCAAAGTCTGCGAACTTTATTTCGATGATTTCCAATGCCGTAAACCAAGTATTTACGATTGGAAATAAAAACAAAAATGTAGCATCAAACCCAAATGCAAACCAAATCAATATGGGTTCATTTACATCTAGTGCATCGATGACCTTGTCGAACAATAACTACAATGCAGAACTATCTTCTAACTCATTGGAGTTACGTTCAGAAAGCACATTTAATCGCACATATTTGAGAAACTACACACTTGATGGCACATACAATGCCAATGAGTTCAAAATGGTTTGCAGTTCAGCAGATGGCAACTCTATTTCATTGGTAAACAAAAACAATGCGAACAACATCATTAATGAATTGCAGATGAAGTCCGATGGGACTACTTTATTGCATTCTGCGTCAACCATCACGATAAAAGGTGATGGTCGAATCGATATTAACTCTGCCGGAAATCAGGATTTACGTTTAATATCAGCAGATGATATTCATATCAATCCAACAGGATTCATTGAGGTCAATGGGATCTACATCTACTTTAGTGGTGGCTATGTCCGTTATACAACCACAAGAAGCGAAGCGATACCGACAGGCTATTCTAGTGCAAGTTAAAGGAGAATCTATGAAAACATCACAAGCAGAACAATTACTTATCAATCTCGATTCACTTACAGAATGCAAAGGTTCAATCGGCTTCAAAATTGCCTACAACATTCGCAAGTTAAGTGATGAACTGAGAGAGTATGTAATGTTCAAACAGGAGTTATTTAAAAAGTACGGAGAAGAGAACGATGGGCAATTGATGATTAACAGAGAGAGTCCAAACTTCTCTTCTTTTGTTAAGGAACTGAACGAGTTAGATACAGAAATAGAAATCCCACTAATGAAATTCAACGAGAAAGATTTAGTGGAAAGTGGTCTTACGGCAAAAGAAATGGCTAAAATTTGGGAGATAGTGGAATGAAAGTTAATATGACACCGAATCCTTTGGATGTAGTGACTATCCATGCATCACAAGGCGATACCGAAGCAAGGCAATGGGAGTTTGAACTACATAATAATGGTGAACTGATCGATACAAGCGAAATAACAGAACAGTTATTTTTTAAGGCTTATAAAGGTGGAACGGAACAGATTTTACCTGAAAACACAAGCACACCTACAACATCTCCGTTTAAAGGTGATATTCGTTATCCTCAAGGATTGCTTACAGACCAAGAGTTTACTTACAGACAGAGTCCAACCGAAGAAGATGGATTGGCGAAGATAACGGATATTAAAGGGAATACGTTAGTTTGGAATCAAATTTCTGTTGTTCCGTTTACCGAAGTAAAAAGTGGAGTGACATTCACAAGAAGTGATGACAGAACTGCATTACAGATGAGTGGTACTTCAACCTCAACGATATATAAACCATTTTCCGATATGGCAATGACAACAGTCGGTCATGTCTACTACGTTGATAAAGGTGCAGATAGTACGCTATTTCAGTTATATAACGATAATGGTGGCATCAGCACAGAAACAAATAATAGAAGGGCGATAGGAAGAGCTACTGCACAGAAAAGTTGGTATTTCCGTATTCCTAACGGAACAACAATAGATGTTACGGCAAAACCGATGATTATTGATTTAACCCAAATGGGATTAGATTCAATCACAGACCCAAGTGACTTTACCTCACTCTTCAATCTTCCATATTATGCCTACAATCAAGGTTCTCTCTTATCATTCAATGGTAATGGAATAAAGACAGTAGGGTTTAACCAATGGGATGAAGAGTGGGAAACAGGTGGTATCAGCGGGATCAATGGAAATACATACACCGATTCCACAAGGATTCGTAGCAAGAATTATATCAGTGTGTTGCCAAATACGAGATACTATATCAAAGCTCCAAAAGCATTTAATTATGCGTGGTATGACGAAAACAAGCAATACATCAGCGGAGATAATTCAGCATCGCCAAATTATGTGAGAACGAGTCCAAACGGAGCACAATATTTGAAGATTTCGACTACTGGCACAACCTATAACAATGATATCTGCATCAACATAAGTGATACATCCAAAAACGGCACATACGAGCCTTACACCTCATCTACCTTATCCTTACCAATCTCTCAATATTTTCCTAATGGTATGGATGGAGTAGGAGATGCGTATGATGAACTTTCCAATAGTGGTTATGCGAAGAGGATGGGAAGAATTGATCTTGGTTCTATAACATACACTAGAGAGGAAAGCCAAATAAGCGGTGTTTATTTCTTTGTCGGCCCATATAACAGTATTCCAAACATTAAAACTAAATCTAATGCTTTAGTTTGGAATATAAAAGCACCTTTGTATGAAACAGTTAGTGCATCAAACATCTACCTTGGAAGATCACAGAACAAAACTATCGGTGGATATGATGGCCGAACTGTTAGAATCCGTGATGATTCTTTCACAGATGCTACGGCATTCAAAAACTCATTGAGTGGTCAATATTTGGTTTACGAATTAGCAAGACCAACAGAAACCTCATTCACAACTGCATCGCTCGTTACCGAAAATGCAGAAATACCACTTTCCAACGATGATGGCACATTGATCGGCAAATGCACCGAACAGTTAAGCGAGAATCCTGGTTTCATCGATGCCAAGATAAAATTAACCGATAGCGATGGTGAGTGCTATTCAAACAAGATTCAGCTTCATGTCGAAAGGAGTCCACAATGATTGTAAACACTTATAGTCTTAACATGATTCCTGACCGAGTCTTACCATTAGTCATGGTGAGCCAATACGATTCTTCAAGGAGAATCGTTTTTAATTTGTTCAATGGAACAGAAGAATATCAGCCAACGAGTGCGAAAGTCCTAATTGGCACGAATCAGTATGAAGGAACAGTAAGTGGGAATCAAGTTACCTTTAATGTGCCGAGCGAATTAACACAAACTGCTCAATATTTATTCGGTGAGATTGTCGCAACGGATTCCAATGGGAAAATGGGTTCTTTAAATTTCAAATTTAAAGTCGATAGCACACCGATGGAAGTTATCCAAACAAATACTCTAACTTTAGGCAAATCGCTCTCTAACGGCTTAAAAACGGCTTTAGAACCGAAAATAACCATAGAAACAATAGATAAGCCTATCGAAGAACCTGTCGAAGATGATTTGACCGATGAAGAAATGGACGAACTGATCGAAGAGCAGACAAAAGCATACGAAGAAGAAGCAGAAGAGCCTGTCGAAGAAACAGAAGAAACCATCGAAGAACCGATAGAAAGTGAGGCAGAAGATGGATTGGTCAACGATAATTCAAACAATTGAAAAAGCCGTTCAAGAGAATCTTGAAACGATAGTTTTAATGCTGATTGTTGTCGGTTCTCTCTCTGCAATCAATATCGTATTGGGAACGATTATAGGAACATTTACTGACAAGTTCGATGCCAAGAAATTCTTCTTTGGAATTTTAAAAGCATTCGTTATCGGTTTGTGTATCTTCGCATTCTGCTACACTTTAAACTTGTTCGCATTGACTCTTCAATTAACAAAGGACATCACGATCTCAACTGACTTTATTTCTACTGTCGAAGTGTTTACCATTCTTATAGTTTGGGCAATCGACATCGCAAAAGATGTCATCGCAAAAATAAAGTCAATGAAAGAACTGAAGTACGTTAAATACGAAGATGTCCA